TTTGCCTTTCTCCACCCTAAATACCTAATATACAGCAACTTAAAAGGAAAAGCTTGATAAGGAAAATGGATCTTAAAACATCAATTGTGGATAAATTGTGGATAACTTCGTAAAAATTGTGGAAAACTTTCCAATTTTACATAAAAAAAAGAAAAAGAAACAAAAGTAAGACAAAAGAAAGAAAAAGAAAGTATATTTATGGAAATTATATATAATCTTTTTTAAATATATATTTGTAATATATACAGTATATAGCATATTTACTGTATATAGTATATATATAGTATATAGGCGGTTAAAAACAATATATTTTTTATATTGATTGCTAACTTTCTTTAGTTTTAAGTTTACTGTACCAAAAATGGAGACAAATAATGCCAAGCCAAAACATTGAAAAGATCACATTAGATGGCAAAACGTATGATTATGCGAGTTTAAGCACTGATGCTCAAACGACACTTGCTATAATTACCGAATTAAACGGTAAAATCAACGAATTCAAGAAAGAAGCGCACTTTTTAGAGGTTTCTAGAGGTGTATATGAGCAGCAACTTTCAAGACAATTGCCATCAAAATCACTGGAAGACGAAGAATCCGAAAAAGATGCCAAACAGGATAAAGATGGTGGAAAATCCACTAATAACGGAACTAAATCTGGGTGAGAGCCTGATTGAAATTAAGAAAGCTGCGTTCTTATTTGAGAATAGCGGCGATCCAGATGTACTTGACGAGCTGTTAACGCTCATTAAGAACCTTGATATCCCAGTTTTAATTTCAGAACTCCACATACCATATGAGGCAGAAGCCTAACCTAGCAATAGTAATCCCTGATCAGCACTTTCCTATTCATGATGTCCCTGCTGTCAACTGTGCCTTAAAAGCAATTGAGGTCGTTAAGCCTGATACCTTTATCAATCTTGGCGATGTCGGCGAGTGGAACTCAGTTTCAGCCTGGAAATGGCGGGACAAGAAGCAGCCGCCTCTCGAATATCAGATCCCAGTCATCGAAAAGGACATTGAAGAAGTGAATGCTGGTCTTGATTTGTTCGACAAAGCCCTAGATAAGGTCAAATGTACCAATAAGTTCATGCTTGAGGGCAATCATGACGATTGGACCAATCGATTCGTTGAAAAATACCCCTATATGTCTCGTGTTGCCTTTAAAAACAGCTGCAGAATAAAAGATAGAGGATACAAATTTTACAGTTTTAATCGTCCGTTAAAGATCGGTAAATTAAATTTTATACATGGAGCATACGCAACGACATATCACGCAAAGAAGCATCTTGAAGCTTATGGCAGCAACATCGTTTATGGTCATACTCACGATATACAGCGTCATTCACTTACTAAGTTGGATAGCGGTACTATCGGTGCTTGGTCTCTTGGGTGCCTTAAAGATATGTCAGCTGAGAAAAACAAGTGGTTAAGGGGAAGACTCCACAATTGGAACCATGCTTTTGGAATAATTACATGGTTTAACAATGGAAATTTCCAAGTAGAAACTATAGAGATACAGAAGGGGAAATGTTTCGTATGGGGAAACGAAGTCGATGGAAACTAGGGTCAGTCGGGGGGATATAGAGTTAGATCATTACAATGATCAGGTTGGGTGTGCTGACCCTGTATTCCAAAGGAAAGTAAAAGGTGTAACCCATTATGCCTATAAAAATAAGAAAGAACTACTAAAAAGGCACAAAACCGCAAAAATTTCGGATGCGGGAACCGCACAGGAGGGAGATTGGGTAGAGGCTCAGAATGGAGTTATGAGTCAGGTGCTGAAATCAGGCACTATCGGTAAATCCCCCTATATTCGCACTGTCTTGGGTCAGTTCAGACCCTATAAAGGCAATAACCCTATCTCTGGTGAACCACACAAAAACATATATACTTTCTCCAAAGAAGACCCCTGGGCGTATAAAGACAGGGATGTGCCCACAGAAATGGAGATTTTGTTCGTAAACCTCATATTTGGCAATGTTCCCAGAGAGATTGCTTATATGCATTTGTATAAAACGAACAACTACGCTTACGCAAAAGAGCGTTCAGCGTGGCTTTTAAAACAAAAAAGGATTAAAAAAGTGATAAATGAAAAATTAGCAGACAAAATGGACGAATTGAACATTACAGAGGATATGTTGCTTGAAGAGATGCGAGACAGTATACTAGCCGAAAAGGGTTCCGTTAAGTTCAATTATATCAAATTAGCCGCAGAAATGCGTGGAATGATGCCTAAAGAGAAATCTCAGACGATTGGGCTCATGCAAAAGGAGATCCGTGGCTTTACAAAGGAAGAATTAGAAGCATTTACGAGGCCCGCACTTGAAGAAAAAAACGATATTGGAAACGGTTAGTGACAATAAATCAAGAATTGAACCCACAGACCAAGCTACTTTAGATGGACGAACCGCTGATAAGGCGATTAGGCTATGTCCTGTATGCAACACTTGTTACGACACTAAATATTATAAGGATTATGCTGATATGGGCAAGGTTACTTATTATGAGGATTTTCCCAAATATGGGAAAGAAAAGGCAATTTGTCCGAAATGTTCGCAAAATTAAACAAGAAATACTATTGGAGCTATCCAAAGCATCAAAAATGGGGAAATATTAATTATGTTATTCAGTTTACACTATCCGAGAAGAGCTGAATCCCTATGTGGGATTATGCAATAGGTGTTTTAAAGTTTGTTTTATGTTTCATGGTGGCGTGGGGATTAAAGAATAGTCCCATGGCACTACCCGTAGCCTGTGTATGTCTAGCAATAATAGGAGTTATAGCAACACGAAAGATATATGAAAAAGGCTGATTTCAATATTACACCCCCACCATCCGTTATGGCAGAGCGTGACGAGGTTTTAAGGAAAGCTTATACCGATCTAGTTTTCTTTGGAAAGGCGTTTTTGCCTAAAGATTTCTTAAATAAGAGCAAATCTCCCGATTTTCACTATGAGGTGGGACAAAAGCTAATCAACACCAAGCCAGGGAATCGTACCTGTATTATACTTCCCAGGGGGTTTGGTAAGTCAATTCTCTCAAAAACGGCAATTGTTCACAAATTATGCTTCGCAGCTAAAGATGAGCAACATTTCTTCGCTTGGATATCAGAAGAACAAACCCAAGCAATCGATCATATCAAGTATATTAGACAACATTTTGAAGATAATAAGATGATAAAGTATTATTTTGGCAATATGGACGGTGGATTAATCGGTAAACGATGGACAGAGAAAGATCTGGTTACAGCCAGAGGAGACAGGATTATCGCAAAAGGTACCAATCAGAGGCTCAGAGGCCGTGCTGAAGTGGATGTTCGTTACACTGGTATCATTTTAGATGACTTTGAATCCGAATTAAACACAAAAACACCCGAAAGACGATCTGAGATTAAAAAATGGGTGGTGTCTACAGTATATCCCGCTCTAGAGGAAAGCCCTGGAAGGGAAGGTTGGATATGGCTTGCGGGCACAATTGTTCACTTTGATAGCTTTTTACAGATGACATACGACGGATTTAGAAAAGCAGAAGAAGATGGATCTACATATTCGTGGGATGTGGTCTTTAAAAGAGCTATCGAAGATGAAAAGCCGATGTGGGCGGAGCAGTTTCCCCTTGCAAAGCTCAAAAAGAAGAAGAAAGAGTTTATTGAGGCAGGGCTTGTAAACAAGTTTGCTCAGGAATATATGAACGACGCTAGAGATTTGGGCTCCGCAGCGTTTAAAATAGACAGAGTTAAGAACCACAGCTACCAATTTAAGTCAGAAAACAAGTTTTCATACCTAGCAGACAGAGATCACGCTATCCCAGTTAACATTTACATTGGAGTTGACTTAGCAGCTACAGCCTCTGAAACCTCAGATTATCAGGTAATTTTGGTAATGGGGATGGATTCTAACCAAAATAGGTATGTTTTAGAGTATTTTAGGGAACGAATACCTACTTTCGACGTACCAAAGAAGATAATAGAACTAACTAAGAAGTATTACCCAGTTAGAAGGGTGACGATTGAAACGGTAGCAGCGCAGGAAATGGTCAGAGATATGGTCACCAGGATGTCTGCAAAGGAGAGAAGGCTGATGCCAGGCGTGTTTAAGGGGGTAAAACCACCACCTGGGATAAAAAAGCAGGATAGACTTGAAACCTCATTGGGACCAATCATTAATAGTAAGAAGCTTTATATTCGTGAAGATATGACAGAATTAGTCGATGAGATCTTTGAACACCCAAAACCACGCAACGACGACCTGATGGACGCTTTATATTACGCTGATTACTATGCCAGACCCCCAAAAAGTAAAAAAATGGATGTTGAAGATTATGAAGAGTCGATTGAGGAAAATATGAGGCGACCAGTTAAAAAAGTCTATAACTGGATAACAGGTTCTAAATATTAATATTTAGGGTTTGCATATTACGATAATTATAATACATTACACGGGTTTATATTAAATGCCAAGATTCGGAACCAGAAGCAAAAGTAGACTACACACCTGTGATGAAAGGTTGCAAAAGCTTTTTAAAAAGGTTGTAAAGTCGTTTGATTGCACTGTTTTAGAGGGTCATCGTGGTAAGGAGAAACAAAACGCTGCGTATGCGAAAGGCAATAGTAAACTTAAATATCCCAATGGCAAACACAACAAGGTGCCAAGCATTGCAGTTGATGTTATCCCATACCCGATAGATTGGAATGATCGAGACAGAATGCATTATTTTGCAGGTTTTGTCTTGGGAATCGCAAAAAACATGGGTTTGAAGATTAGATGGGGCGGCGATTGGGACATGGACACACATACCAAAGATAACAAGTTTGACGATTTAGTACATTTTGAAATAAAGGAATGATGAAGCCCAGCACAGATACAGTGCCAGCAATGCTGACACCAGGAGAGTTCGTTATAAGAAAAGACGCTGCCGAGCAGATAGGTCCTGAAAAGCTACATATGCTTAACAACATTGACCGCCTTGGTCAATCTGCGTTACTAGAAAACGCTAAA